CCTTATGAATGGGTTTATGCGTATGGCAATAGATAATGCAGCCCTAAGTGGTAATCTTATCATCGAAGTTGACGAGACTAACTTAGTTCCAGGTCAAGACTTATCTGTGTATCCTGGTAAGATATTCCGTAGGCAAGGGGGAGCACCAGGACAAGGTATCTTTGGCACTAAGTTTCCTAACGTAGCTGGCGAAAACATGCAACTCTTTGATAAAGCAAGGGTGTTAGCTGATGAAAGTACAGGGTTCCCAAGTTTCGCGCATGGTCAAACTGGCGTCAGTGGTGTGGGCCGTACTGCTTCTGGTATCTCTATGCTTATGTCTGCTGCTAATGGCTCTATCCGCAACGTTGTAAAAAATATAGATGACTACCTATTAGCACCACTAGGTAAAGCATTTTTTAATTTTAATATGCAGTTTGACTTTGACCAAGAGATTAAGGGTGACTTAGAAATTAAAGCTCGTGGTACAGAAAGCCTAATGGCTGATGAAGTACGTAGTCAACGTTTGATGCAATTCTTACAGATAGGACAGAACCCAACACTAGCACCATTCTTTAGAATGGATTATGTAGTACGTGAGATTGCTAAGACTATGGATCTTGATCCTGACAAGGTGGGTAATAATATGACTGAGGCTGCAATACAGGCAGAGATACTCAAGAAGTTTAAAGAAGCAAATCCTGATCCACCACCACCTCAACAGGGTGTAAATCAACCACCATCTCCACAGGGCGCTCCTGCTGGCGCACAGGTGCAGGATACTCAAGGAAGTGGGGGAGGTACTATAGGAACAGGAACAGCCCCTCAACCAGGAGAACAGGGCTTCTCAGGCAATGAGCAACAGTTACAGTAATGAAGTTAGTCGTAAATAATACACTTAAACCTTTTGTAAATAACCCAGAGTTATACAATCCGTTTCTGGAAGAAATAGGTGAACGTATAATAATGTCACAGATTGCAATGGAGCAGTCTAGAGAACCAGATGAGATGTTTAGATTACAGGGTGAGATACGTGCTTTAAGATCATTAATAAGATTAAGGGATAAAGTTAATGGATAGCAGACAAATGGAAATGGCCTTTATGCAACAGGGTGGTCTGAAGGATGACGGTATGAAGGTAGACCCTGTATCAGGTAATCAAATACCACCTGGCTCTATGGCTAAAGAAGTACGAGATGATATACCTGCTCAACTATCTGAGGGAGAGTATGTAGTTCCTGCTGACGTAGTACAATACTACGGAGTAAAACACTTTGAAGATTTACGTAATAAGGCTAAGGGTGGACTGCAGCAAATGGAACGTGATGGACGTATTGGTGGAGAACCTGTACCTGCAGGTGGACCCAAGGCTGGACCAGCAGGACAAATGATGAAACAACAACCACCACCCATGCCACCAAAGCCCCCTGCTACTTCTGGTATGACTCAGGCTCCAATGCCACCAGCACCAAAACAAATGGCTATGGGTGGACCTCTTACAGCAGAAGAGATGCAAGAAATACGTAAGATGGCTAATGGTGGTATGGTTCAAATGGCAGATCCCTATCAACAACAGAAGGCTATGTACCAACAACCACAGAGTATGTTTAATGGGGGACCAGTGATTCCTAATATAGGCACAGGATTTAGCTGGGAGGCTACAGGTCCAGGATCTATAACACCACAACCCCCAAAACAAGTAACACTCTATGGTCCAAATGGTGAGGTTGAAAATTTAATTCTGCCAGCAGATCAAACTAAGTATGACACTTTAATCGCACAAGGGTATACTGAAACTGCTCCAGTGACTCCTACGTTTACTTCAAGCAGAGGTAAAGATAAAGATAGGTCAGATATACCTGATCCTAAACCTTGGTATGAAACTACAGACTTTACTGCAGGTTCTGCTGGTGGTAAAGCATCTGCAGCAAAATACTTTGGTGCTGGGGGTAAAATAGGATCTGTTGTAGGTGGTATAGCAGGAAGTCTCTTTGGCGGTCCTATTGGAGGTGCTATAGGATCATATGGTATTAAGGTATCTAACCTCGCTAGTGCTAGGGCTGAAGCAACTTTACGTAGAGCAATGGGAGATGCAAAAGGTGCTAACGCTTTAGATGAAGCTATTGATAAACAATTAGAAACTTCAAAAGCTCTTGGGTATGCTGATGATGCAATTGATGATATATTTGGTTCTGATGGAGATATGAAAGTTATTGATGCTTTACAAGCTGCAGGTATTAAAGTTGATAGAAGTTTAAGAAAGGATGATTTAAAGAAGTTTATGAAAGATTTATCTTCTAATGATATAGATAAGTTAATAGGCAGATATGGAGATAAGAAAATCACTCCTAGTGATTCTAAAATAAAAAAAGAAACTTTTGCTCCAAAAGACGATAAATATAAAGGAGAAAAAGTAGAAGATTCGGATTTTACAAGAAGATTTAATCCAAGTGCAATAGGTAAATTAAAATCTGAAGTAGAGAAAGACAACCTTGCTTCTGCAATAGGAGTTTCTAGAGATCAGTATGATACAATGTCTGAGTATGAAAGATCCGAAAGATTGGCAGGTAATGCTAAAGGCGGCTTAATGCAAAGAAAAAAGGTAAAGAAAAAATAATAAGGCTACCCAGTGTAATAGCTGGCCCCAACATAAGGAGAAAATAATATGCCTGAACTAGCAGAAGTACAAACAAAGAAGACTGTAGGATTTGTTGATCGTGGTTATAACTACGAAAAGAGACAACAACGGATGAAAGCTGAAGAAGAGGAGATCAAGCGTCTTGAAGCTGAAGCAAGGGGGGAAACCCCAGTAGATGAAGAACCAAAGCAGGAGGTTACCCAAGAGGAAGAGGCCAATACAGAAGCTAAAGAAGATACGTTATCTGCAGAAGAAAGAACATTTAAAAAGCGTTATGGTGATCTGCGTAGACACGTACAACAAAAAGAAAAAGAGTGGGAAGAAAAGTTTAGTGCTTTAGAAAAAAGATCTGAACGTGAAGGTATAGTACCACCAAAGTCTGATGAGGATATAGATAACTGGGCAAAACAATATCCTGATGTAGCTGGTATTGTAGAAACTATTGCAACTAAAAAAGCACAAGAGATGTTTGAAAAAGCAAACATACGTATTAAAGAGATTGATGAAGAACGTATGGAGCTAAAGCGTGACAGTGCAGAAAATGTAATACGTAAAGCTCACTCTGACTTTGATGATCTTAGAGCAGCAGACGAGTTTCACAACTGGGCAGAGCAACAACCTAAGTGGGTTAAGGATGCTCTCTATGAAAACTCAGATGACCCTGACTCAGTAATCAGAGTTATTGATTTATATAAGATGGACAATGGTCTTACTGTTTCTGATAAAAAGAAAAATACTAAGAACGCTGCTAAGACTGTAGCTAGAAAAAGTAAAACAGAAGTAGACCTTGCTGACGCTAACAATATGATTAAAGAATCAGATGTAGCTAAAATGTCTAATGAAGAATTTGCAGAAAAATCAGATGAAATAAATGCTGCACTACGTAGTGGTAAATTTGTGTATGATATATCAGGATCTGCAAGATAACTATTGACAAATGAAAAGTTAATAGTATAACTAGGGACATGTAACAAAAGCCTCTTTTGACTACCTTTTGTTCATGCTCATTTCAATAAAAGTCTAAACTACGAAGAACTACCTGTTCAAGTATAGGCCCAAGCTAACCTGATCAGTATGCTTGCACCCTAGAAAATGTAACAGCCTCTTAATGGTGTTAGCTTTACTAAAGCCAAATATCAGGAGGATTTAACCATGGCTTTTCAAACCGCAGCAGGTTATGGTAATTTACCTAACGGTAATTTTAGTCCCATAATCTATTCCAAAAAGGTACAGCTTGCATTCCGTAAAGCTGCTACCGTAGGCGATATCACAAACTCAGATTATTTTGGGGAGATATCTGCACAAGGTGATACAGTACGTATCATTAAAGAACCTGAAATCTCAGTGAAGGAATATGCTAGAGGCACAACTGTCACAGCACAAGACCTTGACGATGAAGACTTTCAGTTAGTAGTGGACAAAAGTAACTACTTTGCTTTTAAGATGGATGACATCGAAGAAGCCCACTCCCACGTAAACTTCATGGATCTTGCAACAGATCGTGCAGCTTACCGTCTAGCTGATCAGTATGACCAAGAAGTCCTTGGTTATTTGTCAGGCTTTAAGCAGTCTGCTATACATGCAAAAGCAGATACAGCTAATGATGTTGTTAATGGCACAAAGGCTGTAACTACTGCAGGTTCAGATGAACTGCTTTCTAGTATGAAGTTGATTAAAAGCTCATTTGGTAATATTAGTACGGCATCTGCTGGTGATCACTCAATCCCAGTAACTGCACGTATGCCAGGTGCAACTTCACTTCCAACTGCAACTGTTTCACCTGCTATGATTATAGCACGTATGAAACGCTTGCTTGATCAGCAACAAGTTGATACACAAGGGAGATGGCTTGTAATTGACCCGGTATTTATGGAAATCCTTTCTGACGAAGATAGCCGTTTTATGAACGGAGATTATGGTGAGTCAGGTGGACTACGTAATGGTCTTGTAATCAACAACTTTCACGGATTCCGTTTGTATGTATCCTCAAACCTCCCTGCTGTAGGCACAGGTCCAGGTACATCAGGAACAGCTAACCAAAATTCAAATTTTGGTGTGATTGTTGCTGGACATGAATCTGCTGTTGCAACTGCAGAGCAGATCAATAAAACAGAAACATATCGTGACCCTGACAGCTTTGCTGACATTGTTCGTGGTATGCATCTATATGGCAGAAAGATTCTTCGTCCAGAAGCTATCGCTACTGCCAAGTATAACGCAGCGTAAGGGAGGAATAAACTATGGCTACTTTTGACTTAACCTCAAAAGCAACGGTTGGTGTTGATTCTAACTCTGTTGCTGTACCACCCTCACGTTTCCAAGGCTTTGGAATGTATATGCGTGAAGCAGTCATCGACATTGAAAAAATGGTTGAGGACGGATACTCTTGTACAAATGGGGATGTCTTTCAAGTATTAGAAATCCCAGCTAATACAATGGTGCTTTTCGCAGGTGCTCAAATTCTAAAGTCTTTTAACGGGACTTCACCATCTGTAGATATTGACTTTGCAGAGGGTGATGATATTGTTGATGGAGCAGATGTTAGTGCTGCTGCTGGCACATTCTTAGCCAGTGGTAGTAACGGTGCTGCAATGACAACATCAGGTACTATTACTTTTACACAGCACGTAACTACAACTGATACTATTGACGTTGTATTGACTGCCTCTAGTGCAGATGTTACGGAAGGTAAACTTCGTGTGATGGCTTGTTGTATTGAAACAGGTATCCGTGGTGGTGTGGAAGCTACAGAAGTGGATCGTGATCTACTTGCATAAAAACTTTAGGGGCTGACTTATGTTGGCCCCTTTAGCTTACCCTAAGGAATAATAATGGCATATGATTATTTAGGTTTAGTCAATGATGTTAACAGGAGACTAAACGAAGTAGAACTTACATCTAGTAATTTTGCCTCTGCCATTGGAGAATATGCAATGGTAAAGGATGCTGTAAATGCATCTATTAGATATATTAATCAACATGAATATGGTTTTCCATTTAATCATGATACAGAAACAAAAACACTGACTCCTGGTGTAGTAAGATACTCTATACCAACAGATGCAAAGTCTGTAGATTATAGTAC